AATGTCATCAGCCGGGAAATCTGGAAGCTCTATCTCAGATTTTACGGAACCAAGCCCTCTGACCTTGGCTTCTTCCACCCATCTGCGAATTGTCTGGCGAGGAACGCCAGTCGCATCAGACGCAGCCTTGAAGCTCCCAAACGTCTTGACGTAATGCAAACCCTTTAGGCATTGCTCGTCTTTAAGGCGTGATCCCGTGGCCATTTAAGACTTGCACCGTTTGCGAATGTGATCCCAAGTCCCGCCGCGTTTTTGGCAATCACGCCACTGGGTCTCCAGATCAGGCGGCATTCTCTTTGTTAGGTATGGAGCAGCAGATTTGACAATCTCAAAAGCGATGCCAAACCAAAACTTTGGACTTCTGACAACAACAATTGTACCAGCAAAGACGCCGAGCAGCAAAACCAACAGCAATGCTGCATCGGCGAAATTCATCACTTTGCAATGCTCTTGACAGCCGTATTCACTCCGCTGCGAATGAACATTCCCATTGCAGCGGTTACACACAGATTGATGGTTTCTGAAATTCCAGCGTCACCAACCAAGTAAGCAGCGACAGATCCAACAATCGTTACGCCGCCGAGAATATAGGTCCGATAGCCCTTCAGCATTTGATATTCCTTAGATGTATGGTTTCTTTCGTGGTAGCTGCCAATGCGGCGCATCTGGAAACGATTTCCAATCACCGCCCCATTCAAGAGGCACGTCTTCTGCTCGTGCGGCAGCCCAAATAAATGGCGCGAGCTTGTGGTAAAGCGGCCAGTCCCATCGGGCCTTGCCATCGACCAATGGCACAACATCGACAGCGTGCCCTGTGATGTGTCTTGATCTCAAGATTTTGGTGGCACCGGCTTTCAAAAGTTCTTTCTGTCGCTCAAGCGTCCTCAAGCCCTCAACAACAGCAAAATCAACTTTTGTGATTTGTGCGGCCCGCTTAATCACCCGAACCAAGTCTGGATGAACACCTTTGAGCCTGGAAAGCGATGTAGACGATAACGTCAAGCGTGCTGCTCCTTTGGTCCGAGCTTTTTCTGATGGTGCAATGGACTTGGGCGTCTGCGCCTTACAATCCTTTTCCGCCAAGGCTTTGCGTTGGCGCCGGATGTTTTCTTCATTGATTGTTTGACGGAAGTTTAGGGCTTTTTGACCACCCTCTTGCCGCCCTCATAACGCCCTCGCAGAGCATCATTGCTGTAAGTCCGACTAAAAATCCCACTGCATGTTCTGTGCCTGCTTCAGCAGGAACAGGAAAATTGGCAGTCGCCATCTTATAGACCGGCGTTGTGAGGTATCCTGCTGTCAGGCTTCCGACAACAACAGCCGCGACAGCAGAAATCCAATCGTCAAATCCAGACAAAAACGCCCGAACAGTGCCGCCAGCAACACCAGCGATCAGGTGCGTCAACTTGATCCCGATAAACCCTTCAATCGGGTCCATGCGTCACCCTCTAATTGTGCGCTTGGACCCTTATTGAAGCCTGAACAGAGCTTCGGGCAATGTATTTCCAGTGATTTCTAGTGAACTACCAGCCCGCCATTGTCGTGTATTTTTCGCCAAGACCATCGCAGTCCGCCTCAAATTCGGCTTTCTGCTCTGCGCTGTAGTTCCGGCGCTTTACTATCTTGAACGATTCGATTTCGCCATCAGCGTCTATGACGTTTTCCAGCCACAAAGCCTCAAGCGTGTTCGTCTTGATGTCATGCGTTACGAATGCAAGTCTCATGTGATCCTCTATTAAGCGTTTGACCCGCGTATGATGGCAAATGAAATGGTAGGCGTGTCAGATGCTGTACCGCCAGTTGTCCTAAACGAAATCTGAAATGAACCAGCCGCAACTGCCGTAACGTGCAACTCATATAGATTTGTTCCAGTCCTTTGGTTCAAAACAATAATGTCATTTGTTCCGACCTTTGAGTTGTTTACCGTAAACGATGCCCAAGTTGTTGAACCCGCAGCCGTGAACAATGTGATGCGTCCAACAGCCGAATTGATCGAAACGCTGGTCGTTCTCGAAGTTGATTGCGTGGCAGCGGCACCAGATCCGGTCCCGTATCCAAGCCGACCGCCTCCGGTATTTATGATTTCTCCGGCGCTGTTGATTGTCAGTCTGTCAATATGTGACGTTGAGCCGTCATCTGTTGTGGCAAAGACAATTCTTCCAGGCGCGTCTGCGCCAGATGGCGCACCGTCAACTTGGTATTTTATAGACGCGGCAATTCTCCATATTGCGCCGTCGTATAAATATCCTCTCAGAGCTAGAATGTTGTCATCCAAGACTGGAGCTGTAATTGTTGTTGTATTACCGCCTCTCGCCTTGTAGCCATCTATGTTGCTTCCGCTGGCACTGGTTACTTGATTTCCAATTGATATTTGCGGGAGCGTACTGCTTGCATTCCAAACAATAAATTGATTTTGTGTTTGTGCAACTGCTGCATCAGCCACTGTTTTGGCGTTTGCGTTTTGAATGATATAGGAAGCGCCAAGGGTAAGAATACTGTTTTTTGCATTTAGCGTTGCATTGTTTGCAGTTCCGTCAGAACCGAATGAGTATGTGTCAGTCGCATCATCAAACGTAATGGCGTCTGCTGCTGCTACATCAAAGCCGTTAAACCGCAAGGTGTTGGAAATTGGCTGGTATTGCTGAACGCTTGTTCCACTATACGAGACAAAAACGCCACCAGTTGTTCCGGCATATCCAGAAGCTGCGCCAAAATGAAAGGAAGAAGAAAACGCGCCATACATTGAGCTGGAGCTGATTGACGATGCCGGTATCGCATCAACTTCAAAATGTAGCGCGGCGTCTGGCTGAGAAATTAAAATCCCAGCAGCATCCTTTTTGGATGCTTTTTTTGAAGGGTAAATGCGCAGTCCATATCCAAAACTCGGCGTCAGCAGCAATCGATCATGCACTGTGTCGGCATAGTCATAGTTTGTTGACAACTGCGATTGCCTCCATTCGCCGTTGTATGAATTGTTGAAATTGATTAGTGAATATGGGTCCGATCCGAACACATTTACCGATGAGATCGGTATTATGTAATAAGTTCCAGCGTTTAGATATAGCGATTTTTCAAGGGTTACTGTTGTAGCTGAGCAAGAAATATAATTGGCTTTTTTGAATCCAGTGACAGTTGTGCTTGCAAGAATAATTTGGCCGCCGCCGGATTTCAAAAATGATGTTGACGCATTTATTGTGAGGCTTGATACCGTTCCTGTTGCCGCCACAACTGTCGTAATTGATGCTGTTAAATCAATGATTGTTGCTCTTGAGTTATACCCAAGAGAAAATGCGGCCAATCCTGTAACGCCAGACAACTCAGAATTATATGAGCTTCCAGACAAAACATGTCCCGCTGTGTAGGAAAACAGATCAGCATTTCTGTTCTGGTTAATCGCCAGTGCTGATCCCCCAGTCCTTCTAAACAAAAATTCCGCGTTATACGTAGTGTCTATAATGTCTCCGACTGTGTAGCTATCAAGCGTAATACTTGGAAACGGTTGAGGTATAATTACGTCACCGGAAGAAATCTTGTATTGAAGCCCGCTTACGCCAGTAAGAGAATTTGACGTCTTACCAGTATATCTAATTTTTCGATTATCAAACGCCAAAGCGCCGTCTCCAGGAGAATATGAAATTGTGTCGCTAGATGTTGGCACTCCTCCGTTTTTTGACAGTACAATTGCTGCGCCAGATGGTGGAAAATCTGTTGTATCGTCAAGATAAACGGTCGTTGTAGTGTCAATATTTGCCGGTTTTGCTGTGTCAGTGGTAACAACAGATCCGCCATCTATGAGAACACCTCCGGCCAGTGTCTTGCCACGGAGAGCGTTAGTTTCAATCTTTGAAGATGTAATGGCATTTGCTGCGATTTGTGTCGCAGATATTGATCCATCAACAACAATGCTTCCGTCAATTTTATTTGGAACACCAGACAGTTGCGCAGATGTAATGTAATCTGTCGGATCGATTGACGACACATAGGCGTATTTTACATAATATGTTGTAAGCGGAGTGAGGTTAGTTATCGTTACAACTAACGACTTACCCTGATACACCAAGTTGGCTGCGCTAGGTGTAAATCCGCTTGTCGTTGAAGCCCACACTATAACGCTGTCCAAGTCATCACGGCCTGGATCATCAAGCGTCAAAATCAACGACGAAATAGAAGCTGTAAGTGTTGCTGGCATTATGTGATGCTCGTCACGTTGATGGAACCAAGGGCAGAGGCTGATGAATAATTGCCCGACTTGTCGCGCATTCGGCACGCGACACGGTAGGTTATTCCCGTTGTTGAAAATCTCGGGCTGTCAAACGTTCTGAGATCCACACTGGTTGATGTTGTCGCGCTTCTGATGATTTTACAATCTGGGTCTGTCCAGAAATTGTCTGTCGATCCACTTACAACTGCATTAGGCGTATCATCGCCAGATGTTGCACCAGCCCTGACTTGCCCAATTCTAAATTCGTAAGCATCAAAATCATTGGGAGTTGCCGGTGGGTTGCTTACAACGAAATTGAGATTTGACGCTTTTCTTGTCACAGAAACAGTTGCTGTCGCCATAGATGCTGGCGGGGTGACGTCATGAATGAAGCTGCGAGCAGTGGTTGAGTAGTTCCCTCTGGCGTCATAGGCTTTGATGTAAAACGTCGTTGCGGATGTTGCGGATACGCCATTCAGAGTGGCAGCACTTGTGGCGCCTTTGTAAAGATACCCAGCCGATCCCCAGCTGCTGTTTGCTGAACGTATTTCGTAGCCAGCAATCGGCAGAGTTCCAGCGGTACTATCCGCCCAATCAACACCAAGAACGATTTTAGATGCCGCGATTTTGTTGATGGACTGGGTTGGAACCGGAACAGTGCCAGGAGATGAGACGGTCAAGCTAACGGACGCCGAGGTGGCTGAATACAGCCCTGCGCTGTCATAGGCTCTGACGTACCATGTCCTTGAAGTACCAGCAGAGGCTGGCGCAACCTCAATTTGTGTTGCGTCTGTCCTTGCTAAATATCCAGACCCACCCCAGCTTGTGTCTGACGTCCTGACCTCATAGCCCAAAACGTCAATTTCCGGGTTTTTTGTCCATCCAATGAAGACCTTGCTACCATCAAAAGTGGTTGTCAGATCAGCCACAGCATTGGGCTTGTTTGTTCTTCCGACAACTTGATGCGAAGAAGTCGTCACCCACGGGCCTGTCCGCCCATCTGAGGCAACAAGCCTCAATCGCATCGTGTAGTAGATGCCCTGCTCAACGTCTGAAAAATAAATGGGCTGGCCAATACGGGCAGATCCGCCATCTAGCCACACACCACTTGAAAGGGACGATGTTTTGATGATTTGTCCCTCGACGTTCTGGACCGACTGCGGAACCCCGGAATTTGGAACTGAATAGGTTACTCTGATGCGATAGCCATATTGACCGTTGCTTAAAACCTCCATCACCGTTTCGTCCGATTTAATGGATTGAACAGTAACAGTTGAGGTGATTACGGATTGAGACAACGATGGAGGCTTTGTGATTTGGCTATCAAAATTGGGTATGGCCTCATTGTCGCTGTCGTAAACTGATGGCGCATAATCCACCAGCGTCAGCCTTGCCGTCATGTTTTCCTGAGGCTCAACAGCAAGCACAAGACAGTCAACGCTCTCAGCATTGAGTGTGCCAGCCATGAACAAATTACCAGCCTTACCTTGCGTAGATGTTAGGCTGGCAGTCAGTGTTATGTCGGAATACAGTCCGCTCTGAGGCTTGGATGCAATTGTTCTTGTGACATCGGTTCCGTCTTCAAGCCTGATCCTGATGGTGTACTGCGTGCTTGCATCCATCGGGATCGCTTCTGTCAGCTTCAACTGTGTTGCACTGACAAATTCCTTGATGCGGCCAGACGCTATACCCCACATTGGCACGTCGTGCGTCACCTTTACCCTGTCACCTCTCTGGCAGATGAGATGCTCGATGTCTGCATTGAGTGTGTAGGTCTCTGGCCTCAATTTTAATTGCGCCAAGTGAAATCTGGCGTGTTTATAGATGGCCTTTTTTGTGGTCACGCCGGGAAGCGTAAGAGCTTCAAACAGTGTCGCATTTGCTGATGTATAACCGTCATTATAGACGATCATTTCATCAGCCTGGTAGCCACGCTCGGAGTTGTTGAACTGAACACGAAAAGCGTGGGGAAGTTTTGGGTATGCTCTTGCACCCTCAAAACCCCATGAGTTTGCCGGCGTAAAAAATTGAGAGACGGTTGAGTTTGTCTTGTCAACAATCACTGTCCATTTCCCGTCCCGCAACGCAGGACTTGCTCGACCACAGGCAGCAACGTCTCTTAACACTTCAAGAATGCTTCTTTGATCCACAACCAATAGATCGCACATGAACTCATTTGTGCTGCAGTAATTGTGCCAAGAGGCGAGAGATGTTAGATCGATCAGACTGTCTGAGATAGCCTGTGCATTTGCTGGATGCTGCAAGATATAACGGAATAGTGACGCCGGGTTTCTGGTCGGCCTGTCAACCCAAGACGTTCCGTTCCAGTCCTTGCAGATGGAAATGCAAGTCCCGTTAAAACCATCAACTGTGCCGCTCAATTGTTGCGAGGCCCGCACACGAATTGCAGTCATTGCCAAAGGCTTCGGTGCATTTATGGGCTTATTATCTGCAAATCCGGTGGCGGCGACAACGTAAGCACTTGTCAGATGCGTTCGGTTGTCGTTTACATCATTCCAAAGCTCATCGCTGCGCGTTGTTCTATAGACCCTGATTTCATGCGTTCCAGAGGCGACGTCAAATTCAACGTTCTTTGTAAAGGGCTTGAGATTGACAGCCGTATATTTGACGTTCTCTGAAATTGCCCTGACGTAAGTTGCGGCAGCAATTGTTATGTTTCTGCCTGATGTCGTAAGACCGGCTCCAGTTATTGTGAATGAAGCGTCCGGCCTCTTGTCAACATTTGACGCTGTGACAATAGAGTCGCCCTTGACAAGAACCCTCCACAGTTCTGTGCAATTACCAGGAACAGTCGGAAATCTCGTAAATGTTGCGCTAAAACCAGTTTGCTCTGCCTGCAGGCGGGCAAGAAGATTTCCGCTGGGATTTGCATCTTTGTTATCGGTCAAAGAACCGGAAAGAACCGATATTTTGCTAAACTCATCAACAACGACAAAATGCCACTGGTAGACTTCTTCAAGCTGCTGATCGTTGTTAATATTGAAAAACGCCGTTGGAAGGCGAATTGTTTTTTCGTTGCTCTTGCTTGAAACGTCGCCCCAGTTTGTGATCGGTGCAAGCGTTGACGAGTTAAGCTGCCGCACCTGTAGAACTGCACTAAAGTCATCATCAACGTATTCGCCGACTTTTTGCGATCCTCCGGTCTTGAAGGCTCGAATGCCGTTTGGAAAATGAAGCGAGACGTTAATGTTTGACACATTTCCGCTTATCACACGGGTGATCGGTTTAGAGAGCAATCCCTTTCGATTTGTTCCACTTTGCGCGACGTATGTAGACGTCTGAAAAGTAAATGTGTTTGCAGTTGGAACTGATGCAATTTCAAACCATTCTGATGTCAATTCAGAATACCAAAAGTCACCAACACTTGCGCCATGATTTGTGCTTGTGATTGTGACAAGTCCGCTCGCGTTTCTTGACCAATCATAAGTCAATTGCGGAGCAAGCAGTTGGAAGTTTATAACCTCCTGCGTTGTGTCTCGGGGATAGATGTCGGAAAATTTGCTGTTCGTTTCACCACTTTCTCCGGTGAGCGTGGCGCTTGAAACTTCGTTCAAATTCTGAATTGGAATGTCTCCAATTCTGATTTCTGAAACTTGCAAGGGACCATAACCCCAGCACAAAACAGCCCTGAGATAAGAGCTTACACCAGTTGTCTCGACATAGTTTTGGGCAGCCAGGGGCGGCGTATATTTGACTTTTCCAAGAACAATGGGAATGGCGCCGTATGGGTTTGGCTGGTTTGAGCCGCCTTCAAGAATGTTCTGTTTCTTTTCGTCTGCTAGTCCCTTGTTGCCTTCTTGACGAACAGGAAACAGATAATTCACCAAGAGGGCGCCTGCGCCAGCTATGGCGGCAGTTGCAAGCGCAGTTGTTGTCGCGAGGCCAAGGCCAAGGAACAGGAAATATGGGGCCAGAATTGGAGCAAGCAGCAAAGCGCCGACCAAGACGCCAATTTTCAGGACGTCTCTAAAGACGTCTCCTTCTGCGATTGCTCTGTATTCAACTCTTTGGCCCGCAAGCGGACGAAAATCTTTCCAGCGTTCCTTCGGGACATCAAATCCGTCCACGGTAATGATCGCAGGAGACCTGGTGCGCTCGGCTGGCGTGCAAGTCTGAATAAAAATCCACTGCTGGATTTCTGCCAAGGTGAGACCGGCTGGCACTTTCCCGTCCAGACGAACGGTTCGCAATGGATGCGCCAGCCCCGCCACAGAGACGCTCTCTGAGGCCCCTTCATACCTGTAGACCCCCTCCACCCTCTTGACCCAAATAGAGCCGTCCAGGCGCTCTACAACGGCATCTCGGCCTATTCTGACGTGGAGGAATTTTCCGGGCTCAGTGACAACCCCTACATGCTGGTTTCCGCCCCAAACACGAAAGACGACCACATCTCCAGGTTGTGGAGTGTCAACCCTTGCCCATCCCTCTCGATTTCGCGCTATGAGTTCGACAACTCTCTCGTCATCTGGCGCGTCGTAAAGTCCATCGAAGGACGGCAGATCGTTTCCAAACTGCTCTTTATGGACGAGCCTGACCAATCCCCAGCAGTCCAGACCATCCTTTGTGCGTCCGCCTGTGAGGTATGGAATGCCGATGTAATCGTTGACCCAGTGCGACATCAGAACAGCCCCGGAAAATAACTTGGTGTGAAGGTGTGCGCTGGGAATGGCTCAGCCGCCAGGCTTTGGACGACAAGCTCGGCAGTAATCTGATCCTTGTTGTAATTGACCGCACCCATCTGAAAACCGCTGAATGCAACCTCAACGGTGTTGGGTGATGCAGTCATGACAAGCTCGATCAAAACTGAAGGAGGGCTGGTTATAGATCTTAATATTGGTGTAAGGTATCGGGTTACATCCATAACAGACAACTGACACCGTGGGGCACTCGCAATTTGTTCGTCAGGCAAAGTCAGTCGAAATGGAATGAAGATGTAGTTGTTTGATCTGCTGACAATTCCGTGAACCACTTCATCATTGGTTGTTAATCCAGTAAGGCGCTGCGTAAAACTGTCAGCAATCCTGATCGGAGTTGTTATTCCATTACCAGTGAATGTGAGCAAAATGGCAAGGCTGTCGTCTGCATCTGGCGACAGCATTGCCTTGATGGCTGTTGCAGATAGGCTGCTCAGACGGCTCACGGAACCACCTCAAGCATCATGTCAACAAGCCACAAAGTTGGCGAATGATAGCTTACTGTGTAAAGCTGCCCATCCGACTGTGGAAGAATTCGAACCTCTACGGTTGCGCCTGTTACTGGGTGTGCAAAATCAAATCTTGCGGTTCCCTTTATGGTGCTTTGCACAAATGTTTCCAGGGTCGCAATCTGGGCTGTGGTCATGTAGAACCCAACCTTCAACTGCTCGACGCCAAGCCCCCTTCTGCGGCGCTTGGGAGATCCCAAGTCCATGGGGGTTGAAAGAATATTCAGCGCCCTTGCGGTCTGAAAATCTTGACGCACATTCTGGGGAAGGCTGACTGGCCATGTGTAAGCAGCCATTCTTTACCTCCCTGTTAGATTTGGAGTGGTGCGGAAGGAGCTTCTGATCGCCATGTTTGCGGCTGACCCATAACGCCTTATTTCTCCAGCAACCATGTCTCCGACAGAAACCTCGACGCGACGATTTCCGCGACCATCTGTCGTTTCGTTCGTGCTGACTTGCTGGCCGGAATAGTTGTTCACGACAACACTCGTTCCGCCGGTGGCGCCATCCATTTTTACCGGAATATTTCTTCCATCAGGTAGGGGAACGTAAGCCTCTGGAAGTCGCCCTTCTCCATAAACAGCAACCTGTGGACTTCGCGCGATGCCACCAGATGAATAGGTCTTTAACGGCATTGCTCCGCGAGAAGTCATCACTCCTCCGTTTGCAAAACCAAGCGACCCCAAAAGAGCTTGAGAAAGAGGACCAAGTATTGCCTGCTGAATAGCAAGCCGCGCCAAGTCCGAAATCATGCTGTCAACAAGAGACGAAAAATCAAGTTTTCCAGTCTTTACAAAATCAACAAGAGCATCTTCCATGCCCTGGAAAGCATTTGTGACCGCCTGATTTATGCCATCGGCAGTGTTTCCTGCGGCTTCCGCGTAATCCCGCAATGCTGTTTTGATGCCAAACTCAAATGTTCTGCTTTGTTCGTAGTTCAGCTTTTCAATTGCCTGGCGAGTGGCAAACATACTGTCTGCAACTTCACGATATTTTGCCGCAGTCTCCGGCAACATGTCATTCGTTGCCTGCGTAACGTCATGCTCGTGCTGTTTTGCACTGACAAGCTGCTGATATTCAAACTCCGACATGTTGACGGCTTGTCCCTCAAGCCTCAGAAGATCTATTGCTTCTGATTGCCTCAAAACATAATCAGAGATTTCGCTGTTTTGCTTTTTGAGCAGATCAATTCGCTTTTGAGCAGCAGATGCGGCTTTTTCAGCCTCATCGCCTGACATGAAATCATAGCCAGTTCCAAAGACTGGTTTTTGCTTGAATGCGCCAGTTCCATAGAAATCGTAGGCGTTTTTTGATGTTGGAACGCCGTCAGCTGGAATGTTGATTTCCAACGGCTTGCTCATCATTGATGAAAAAGGGCCATAGTCTTTTGCAATGCTATCAAGCCAGTCAAATATCGGCTTGATTTTCTGCCATTCAGCCGCAGTGTTAGAAAGAAACGTTGTCAAGCCATCAAAATCAGCTTTTAACCCATCAAATATCCCAGAAATACCACCGTTGCTTTTCACGAATAAAAGAAGTTCATCTAGCAATTCATTTATTACTGGAAGCAATTCGCTTCCAATTTCAACAGCCAAAGAACGCGAAAGCCTTTGCATTACTGCAAGCCTATCGTTGAACTCGTCAGCAGTTGCTGCAAATTCTGGGCCAATCAAAGCGCCGTATGCGTCAAGCTCCTTGACAGCGTTGCGAATTGAATTTCCGCCTGCGTTCATAAGAGGCACAAGTTCAGCCGCGCTTTTCCCAAACAGTTTTTGCAAAGCAGCAGCTTTTTGCAATCCATCAGGCATTGCCTCGACGCGATCTGAAATTCTGGCTACTGCTTCTGTTGCAGTAATTGAGCCATCTCGTATTTCGGAAATAGTAATTCCAAATTGACTTAACGCATCTTTTGCTTTTACGCTTCCGCCAAGAGCATCGCCCATTGTTTTGGCAAGTCTCGACAAAGCACCAGAAACGGACTCAATGTCAGTTCCATTTTGTTCCGCAACAAGCGAAAGTGCGTCTAGTTCTTCGACTGCAATACCAGTTTTCTGGCTCAAATCTTTCAATGTGTCTGCCGCATCAACTGCACTTTTAACCCACGAAACAACCTCTCGTGCAGAAAACGCAATTCCCAAAGCCCCAAGTGCTGCGGTGAGTTTAGAAACACCTCCCCCAAGGCTTGTCATTGATCCGCGCAGACGATCAATCTCTTGCTGACCCCTCACGTCAGCTGTAATTTTGATTGCGGCTCGCATATCCATTGAAATCAGCCCTTCCGCCCGTTTATGATTTGGAGCGCGGCTCTCTCCATGACTTGCAAACCATCAAACACTTTGACGCGATCGGTTGTTTCGATTATGTTGAATAGGGCTTCAACAGCCTGGTAGTTCAACCCGACCAAGCCACCCATTGCACCGACAATCCATTGCGTTTGCAGACGCAGAAACGCAGTGACCGTTTCGACGTTCTCTGGCCAGATTTCCAAAGCATCGCTAGCCGTGTGCATCTCGATCAGCTCCTGCGGCGCACCAAAAGCCGCAAAATCATCAGCCACTTCGTCTTTGACGCCGCCGCTTGCCCATCGAACAGCGGCGTCAATCAGTTTTTTCTTGGAGCGCCCGACAAGCTCTCAAAGAACGCACGGACAATCGCAGCGGCTACGGTTGGAATGTCCAGCAATGAGACCTTGCTTGCTTCAGAAAACACCAAGGCCTCATCTCCATCCGTAATACCGCTCCAACCGACAAGGATTTCATTGGCAAGACTTACGTCTGTTATCTTCCCAGCCTCAATAGCCTCGCGGATTTCGTTTATCCTTGTTTGACTTACACGCTTGAAACTTGCGTCAAACGTCTGCTTTTCAACCTTTCCGCCATCAACTGGTAGATGAACAACAACTGGCCAGCTGTACTCTGTGACGGCTTTGGCGATTGAAAACATGGAACTTCCTTGATTTCCTTACTTAACGGTGATCGTCAGTTCGTCATTTCCAGAAGATGACGGAACAAACTGAAGTGGAAGTGACATCATGGTGATGCCGTTGTTGTCAGTATAAGATGGGTTGCTGACATTCACTCGGCTTGATGCAAGCTCGACTTTGTACCCAGCTGTCTTGCCGTGGATCAAAGACAGAGATCCTACAGTGGTTCCGATCGCAAGAGTAAAAAAGTCCTTTGTTGCAATTGTCGGAGCCTCAATGACAGCCGTTCCAGTGATGTTTCGGTCGTTTAGCTGAATATCTTCGGCGCCGATCAAAGAACGATAGACAACAGAGTTGTTGAAGTTGATGTTGAGCGATTGCAACGCTCCAGAGTAGCTAAACAGCGAGAATGTTGGAGTATTGTCTGAGTTTGCCACGTTTGGCGACTTGAAAGACGTGTAGTCAACAGTCGGAGCAGCCGTGTCTGTCGGTGCGTTGTACAGACCAAGGAACGTGAAACGATAAACCGGGATCTGGCCAGTCTCAATGACAAGCTCAAGATTGCCCCTTGCACCTTTGACTTTATGCAACACGCCGGACACGTTGTAGTAAATAGTGACGGAAGGCAGAGAGGTTGAAATTGGGGCGTATGCAACAGACGTCGCAGCCGTAACTGTTGAAGCCATCCCGCACGCTTTTAATAGCGCATCGTAAGCTGGGGCGGTTCCAGCTGTTCCGCTTCCAGCCATTTCAACGTCGAATGACACCCTGACATAAGCGCCAGCGACGAGTTGCTCGTTGGCGCCATAATAAGGCTTGATCAAGTCGCGACTTGCAAGCTCTGTTTCCATCGGGGTTATTTCGAGGTTTTTGCACAAAACTGCGTTTGCAGCGCCGGTGGGAACCGGATCAGTGCCGTAAGTCACCTCGGACTTCACCAGGATGGTGCGCTTGTTCGTATAAAGCGGCATTGTCGCCCCCTATTCGATGGAGTTTAGAGTTGTTCGGTAGGTCGCGGAAAACGTTAACGAGGTAACGCCAGCGGGTTGGTCTGCTTCCAACATCTGAAAATCAATTCCAGACGGGACAAGATCTGTCACAAGTCCGTCAAGCGTTGCATCAGCCATAATGCGTGAGTAAACATCGACACATGCAGCGTCGGCCTGCTGGTCTGGAATATTCCCGCGAACCACAACCGATACACGAAAAGTCATATTCCAGGCCATTGTGCCAAGAGTATCTTGCGTTGGAACCTCTGTAATAGGCTCGATCAATAACGCCGGACTTTCAGCACGAGAGAAGGCTTCAACCCGCGAGCGATAGATGCGCGTGCTGACGCCAGTGGTTCCGGCAAGGACTGCCGCCACTCGAGCCAATATTGTTTCGCGCTTCGAAGCCACGGTGCTTAATCCTTCGACATGTAGACCAGGCAGAAAACACCGTCATCAAGAGGCTGAACTTGGCGCACGACATACGCGCCACCATCCACTGTCAGGGTGTCTCCAAACTTGAGAGACGGATACACGGAAGCCTTGATAGTCAAGGCGTATTCTATGGAGATCACAGATCCGCCTGCGATCACTTCGCCAGGGCGATCGAGAAGGCCGACAGTGGTGGTTGTTCCATTTGAAACTGCCACCCCAAAGTCACTCAGGAATGCGTCTAATGGTTCCGCAAGCGCCATTTTAGCCTGCGGCCTTCCGCGCCTTTGGCTTGGGCTCGGTGGCCTCGTCAGCCACTTCTGCAACAGGCACGGCAGCACCTAAATTGAACAGCACACGAGCATCTTCAGCCGACACTTCGGCAATGCTACCAGCAGCGATGTGTACGCCACTTGCAGCAACGGCGCGAAGTGCTTTTATTTTCGGCATGTCAATCCTCAATTCAACAACAAGAGGAAGGGGCCGGAATAACCGGCCCCCACCAATTAGGCGGTGAGCGCGTCAACCATCGCTGCAAAGGACTCGGCGTGACGCACGGCCACATCGACATCCTGAAGCGCAACAACGCGCATGGTGCCAGATGTCGACTGGCTGTAGGGGTCAACGGTCAGGTCGAGGGTGCCCCACATGCCAACCAGCAGATCGCTGAAATTGCCGTAGACAATCGCAGAGCAGACACCAGACGAAGACCCCTTGGTCAGATTAGACGGCACCTGGTTCGAAACAGCCGCATTGTAGCCATTCACGGTGTTGCCGTTTTCCCAAACAAACTGACCCGTGCTGCTTGCCTTCTCAGTCTGCTTGAGCTTGCCACGGACCTTGGCATTCGTCAGATAAGCCAGGTTGCCGACGTCAGCATTGGCCGACGAAACCGCACTCTCAAGGTCAACCATGTCGGCCCAATCCGGCGCCGCACCATTGGTTCCGCCGACGACCGAACCAATGCCCGAGACGTTCAGAATGCCACGCGGCTGGTTAGACGAGCCAGAGCCGTTGATCGCAGCAGCGTCAATTGCCAGAGCCAGAACGGTGGCGAGGTCCGAACGAACGAGGGCTTCAATGTCAACAGACGACTGGAGCAGCAGCTTGCGGCTGATGTCGGTGAATGCGCCGACAGTCTTGGGCGACAGTGTTACCTGGTCGAAAGCCTGCTGGCTCTCGGTCGGGGCAGAACCTTCTGCGACCCAGTAAGCGGTCGCACCGCCGGTCTGACGCGGGATAGCGACGTTGCCGACCAAGCCCGACATCATGCGAGCGCCAAGAGCAGCAGTCGCCATCCTATTGCGAAGGAGCGAGATGAAGTCCGACGCCATTACGTCGGTTGCAACCGTATGACCGCCAGCGGTCGTCGTGCCAACCGTCAGGTCACGCGACAGCACTTCAAACGGCACGTAAATGCCCTGCGCACGCTTGCCGATCTTAGAGCCAACTGCGTCGGAGCACTCCAGCTCAAAAGCAGCCGCTTCAAGAGCGCGGCGATCGGTCGGATTGGCGAGCGCGTTGAGAGCGCGGAGGAACGAGAACGAGCGGCTCTCCGTCTTGGAGAGGCCAATTTCGGGAGAGGGTGCAGAGGTCATTGGTTCCTGCTTTCCAGTGATTGATTCAAGAAACGCCGCCCGAGCTTCATCAAGCGACTTTCCGCTGTCGATGAGAGTGCGGGCGAGATCAGCGTTGCCGTGGCGAGTGCCAAGGGCAGAGATTGCAGAAATACGAGCGCGTTCGGCCAAAGCCGCAGCCACGCCCGCATCCGTGACGGAGGCGTCGGTATCGGACATTTCAATTTCCTTTTCAGTGTTTGGCGCGGGTGGCGCTTCGGGTTCTGCACGGTTGAGAACAACCGGGCGTTTCTCGTTTGCATCTGCACGACCAATTCCAACAGTCGGATCGGCAGGAACAGTCACAAGCGAAATTTCGAACGGCTCCCAGCGGGTTGCCGTGTAGGTCGGCTGGCCGTCATCAAGTGTCTCGGTCATCTCAGATATTCGATAACCAAAGGACACGTTCCGCATGATGCCATCCTGCACCATGCCAAACACCTCATCGGCTTTTGCCGTCTTGGCAAACCGAACGCGAGCGTGCCCGCGATTTTCGGACATCCATGCGCGCTCAACAACGCCAATGATTTCATCAACGTTGTGGTTGTAAAGCAATGCGCCGCCATCATTGAGGCGTGCCAGATCAGCCGCCCCAGAACGATGGCTTAGAACCTCATTTCCAAACCAGCGTTCAACTGGCAGTTCTGAGGAAAATGGAAATTCGATTATTCGCGTATCTGCCTCAACCGTTAGGCTTTCGGCAGGCGCTGCGCGTGTCAACGCGGTGAGTTCGAGTTTTTCAGTAGGCATCAACGCCTCAAAAATTACTTGAGGCTGAAATTCTACTGCTTCACCTTTTTGTTGTAAGTGTATTTCCCGTGATTTCTAGTGATGTCAGCAAATCTGCTGAACATCACTGAAATCATGCCGTGTTTTGAATTGCTTGTTCGTTCACAGCAATCTGATCGCCAGATTGTGCTGCGCCGTTCTTCGCAACAGATGCTGGATCTGTGTCAAATACAAGACCATTCTGTTGCGCCAGTTCAATTTCATAAGCACGGCCTTCGACAACAGCCTCAAAATCTCCGCCAGATGCAGCAATCACGTCGGCTTGTGTCATAAATCCACAGCGCACGGCTGCTTGATATGAGGCTATTTCCTTCTGCGGATCAACCCAAGACCAGCCACGCGGAACCCAGCGAACGGCGCGATAGAGTTCTGGGTTGTTTTCGTAATCAGGCAATGTCAGCTCACCTGACATCACGGCCATTTCAAGCCAATCAGGGAAAATGGCAGAATGAAAGCGTTCAATCAGCCAGTTCTGTAGAACGCGCCAATTGTCGCGCTCATCAAGAAGCTCAAGGCGACCAGAGCTATAGTTGACCTCGCTATAATCACGCGACAAAGAGGCATAAGTCACGCCAATTCCTGCCGCCATGCTGCGAAGCATCGACTTTACAAACGGCTCAAATGTTCCGCCTGGACGCGCTGGCTTTGCTTCGGTGTAACTTTCTCCGGGCAGCAGACGCTCAATCCTTCCAGGCTCAAATGAAGAAACAAGACTTCCGTCTGCATCCTCGCCGTCCGCCCCAGCCATGTCTTCCGGCGATGTGATGAAGCCCATTCGGCAAGCCTCTGCGCGGGCAGCTATGACTTCCGCCTCGGTGAAGCCAGCAAGGTGGTGCATTCTGAGGATTGCCGTAACAAACCAAGGAACGCCCCGGCTTTGGTTTGGCTGCTCGGCAACAAACAGGTGAATGATTTCACTTGCTGGTATGCGCTTTTTCTGCGGATTTGTCGTGTGACCGGGAAAACCTGCATCAGCCGGATTGGTAATGTCAAAATGATAGGCAACAGGACGACCCCACTTGTCGCGCTCAACGCCCATTCGGATTTCGTTTCCATTCGGAGCCGTTGCGTTCAATTCAAAATCAAGCCTGTCTGACTCCATAAGCTCAAGTGCGAACGCAACACGGCTATCTCCAAATGGCTCGGCAATCTTCCTAACAAAGACCTCCCCATCTGTGACAACCGCCCTAACGATCGCCCGTTCCATTTCAGAAAACGACAACATGCCAGCCGTGTGGCACCGATTTGCCCGCTGCCATTTCTTCCAGGCTGCTTCAATCATGTCGTTCTTTGCTTTGTCTAACTTTCCGCCGCGCCTCATCTTGACGGTCGCCTGCATTTGAATGCCAGTCCCGACAACATTGTTGCAAATTACGCGAACAGCGTTTCTTGCATGGTCGTTGTTTCTGGCAAGATCGCGTGAGCGTTCGCGAACTTTTTTCGCACCTTTGCGAATTTCGTTGTCGAGCGAATGCGATGACGTCACCCAATCGTTGACGTATCTGTTCAGCATTGCGGCATCAAACCCACGGCGACGGCGAGGAGCGGGAAGTGGTTTTAAGCGAAACAAATCCAGAAGTCCCATCATCTAGCTCCTGCCAAAACGGACAAAAACATTGCGGCCACTATCAAGGCCAGCTGCTATTTTCCGCGCACGACGCTCGGACTGAATGTCTGCCTTCAATTTTGTTTCCAATAGAATTAGGTCTGCCATCATCATTTTCTTTAAGCTGCGACCTCCTATTGTGTATTCTTGCACATCGCCGCCAGCTATCTTGGCACGAATTGCTGCTCTTACATTCTCAAGGTCAGTCTCGGCCTGTGTCCTTCCGTCGAATGTTCCGGCAGATGCCGCCGCGCTCGTAAGGCACTCAATCGATCCGGTTTCAACCGTGAAACGTTCAACGCCAGCAGTCACATAATCTTGAAAGAAAAGCGTGCCGGTTCCAAGCGTTGCAGATGAAGCTGCGCTCAACGTGAAATCCCATCCACCGGCATTGGCAACGCCAGTGACGTTGACTGTTGTTGACGATGTGCGGTGTCTTAGCGAAACAATGCGCGTCCACGTTGGCGATGTATATTCACCGTGAGACGGCTCAGACCACTTCACAGTATCCCCAGAAACGATGACCCTTGGAATTGCCATTTAATTTGGCCTTTACCAGCTAGAAATGAAATTGGACCGCTTGCGCGGCACTTGCTGCCGCTTATTTTGCACTAAGTCTGGCTGTTCCTTGCTGGTATTTTCCGTGATATTCAGTGATCTTTCAAACTGTTCCCAAATCGTCTTCCGATTATATCGCGTGTATAGCCACTGCATGGCTGCGTAAGCGTAAACAGCGCAGTCCAATGCCTCGTTTCGCGCTCCAGATTTCTTCACCCACTCACGAACAGGGAAGCCTTTGACGTAGCGCGTCACCTGCTTTTCTGCCGTCAACTGCGCGTAAAAATCTGGCGGCGCTTTAGCGTGAAAATGAATGAAGCCAGCCCCTGGCTGATTGAGCTTTAGACGAGCGTATAGTGTACTTTTGCATGTGTCAGATCCAACGGGATGAACTTCGACGCCTCGCGCGTATGCCCTTCCCCGCCAATTGAAATCCACTTTTGTTGGCTTTCCGATTGGCGGCTTTCCACGCTGAGACTGGCCCTTGATCGCCATGATATGGCCCCGGCCCCTTGAACGGACGTAGCTATAAACCTCGTTTGTAAAGTGTCCGCCGCTGTCAATCGCAACAGCCGCAATGGGCAATGGCTTTGCAATCTCGTGGTCTACTGGCCGTAGAATGATCTCATCCAATTGCGACCACACTTCGTCTCTGGCAGGGTCGCCGTGAATTTCCGTGTGGTACAGCAGCCAGCTTTCCTCGTCCCTTCCCCACCCATAGAGGCTGACCGCAAGGCGGTTATCTTGAACGTCAACGCCAGCGGTTACGGCTAAAACCGCAGGCGGCGCAACCGCTTCTTCATAGAACTCTGCCCTGCTGGCCAGATCTTCGGCGCCAATCTTTGAGGAATAGTCTTCCTCCCATGTCTCACCCAGCACAGTGTTAACAAAGGTCTTGAGCAGCGCCGCGTCTGACTTCGCCCGCAGGAACTCCTCAACGATTTCCGCCCACGATTTCCAGCCCAGCGGGCTATAAAGGGTCGAGATATGAAACCCCGCCGTCTTTCCGTCACTGTGAGCGGTAGCCCGCCACTCCCCGGCTGGCAGCATCTTAGCCTTGTATCGTTCTTCGATCAGGACGCCGCAGGCTTCGCACTGGTAGCAAGCTGTGCCTGGGTCATCGTCTGACCATTTGATGTTCGCCCACTTAAGCCACTGCATCTCCTGACAATGTGGGCAAGGCACGAAATAGCGCCGCCTGTCGCTGTCATTGAACTCTCGTTCGATCCGGCTGATGTCCTTTGTGGTTGGCGTCGAGCACATGAAGATCTTGCGCCGCGCAAAAGTTGTTGTGCGCTTGGCAGCCAGCGTGATGGGATCGCCCTCCCCGTCAACGTCCAACGGGTAGGCGTCTACCTCGTCAAGAAACAGGTATCTGACAGGCATGGACCGGAGGCCAGCCGCCGAGTTCGCCCCGGTCACGATCAGCACCCCACCGGGGAAATCCTTGGTCAGCATGGTGTTGCTGGTGTCACGGCTTTGGTTCTCAACAAACCGCTCCTTGAGCGCCGGTGTCTCCTCAATCATCGGCGCAATGCGCTGCTTGGAAAACCGCTTGGCAGTGTCTACTGTTGGCTGCACCAGCAGCATAGGGCCAGGAGCATGGTGCGCCACGAACCCCACCCAGTTATTCCCACACTCAGATTTCCCCACCTGTGCGCCAGCCATAAACACCACCTTCTGGACTGGCGAGGACGGGGAAAGAGTATCCATGATCTCCCGCAGATAGGGTGTGCGCTCAGTGCGCCACCGCCCAGGCTCGGCGCTTGCCTTCTGTGATAGCATCCGATGACTATCAGCCCAGCTTGACACCGTATAATCTGGATCAGGGGATAGGCCACGCCGGAAGGCGTCAGCATAGATCGCACATGCAGCAAGGCTCACAGAGACAAGCCCTCAAGAGCTTTCCGCAGTTCAGCCGTCAGCTTTTGATGAATGGCAAACTGATCCATCTCAGCGGCAAGGTCTCCAGCGATCCGGTCGGGAATGTTGAGGATGCCGTCCCGCACAAGCCGCGCCACGCGGAACGCCTCGCGCTCAACCGCCGCGGCCTCAATCAACTTTCCCTCTTTCTCAGCCAGATCAAGTGCAGCAAGGTCAGCTTTCAGCCGTTCGTGACGAGTTTTTGCTTCAGTGTAGGTTTCAGTTTCACTGTCAAAGCTATCAGGTGGGGGAGTGTTTGAATCGGGAGGTGTTAACATTCCTACATTCCCTTTCTCACGCCTGCCTCCTCTACCCGGAGCGTTATTCGCGGCAAGTTCCGCATCCGCCAATTCAGGATCAATGAGGTAGCCTTTGCCATGACGGCGAACCGACTTATTGAGCCGCCCCTCCGCAATAGCCTGCGAAATCGTCGTAGGTGCGACCCCTCGGCGCTTAGAATATTCCGTTGCGCTGATAACTTGAGGCAACTTTACAACCTATTCGCTAGTGTTTAATCGGGCGGGGGAACGACCCTCGGTGTAACCCCTTGAAAAAGGACCCGCTTTTTTCTACGGCCTCGCGGTTGCAATCGCTTGCGCAATTGATGCCTCAAGTTCTCTCATGAACTGCGACTGGATCACGCGCTTGCCAATGCCAATCATGTTCAGCCGCTTTCGGTAGTTTCCAACGTCGGCCTCAATCAGCAGTGCGCGGAGCTTACCCCCTGCCATACGTTCGTAAACGCCGAAACTCCTGTTGTTGCCCTTTGGCGTTCCAACAAAATATTTCTTGCTGTTCGATTGCCCAGCGATCCTTCGGATTGTTGCAAGGCTGACGTTTCCAGATGCGTCACGCTTCACTGCTTTCGTTGGAACCAGCATGACGCCTGCTTCGCCACCCATTGCATCAATGCGGCGCTCAAAGCCTTTGACGCGGCGCTCCCCGCCTTGAATGCCATAAGCCAAATATCTGGCCTGTGCGTCCTTGGCGAATACCCATGCCGTCAGGTCTGTCTTTCGTGCCGCCTTGATGGTGAACGCCTTCTTGGTGAAGGCCGTTGGTGATGTGAAGGCAGTAGGCAGTTCAGATGTGATGTCTTTTTGCACGGCCTTTGCTGTAGAGGTCAAAGCCTTGGCGATAGCAAAAGGCATCTGCTTTGATGTTAAAGGATCAATGCTTTTCAGGACTTTGTTGATTTCTGATTGCACGCTGAAACTAATCATCTTTGACCCCCAGTGTGCGGCGCTTTTCCCACGCCTCAACGTCGTCTTGTCTATAAAAAACTCGTGATCCAATTTTGACGAACCTCGGACCTTCGCCCTTGCTTCGCCAATTGGCTAACGTTCTGAAATTTATCTGGCCTTGATAGCGCACCATCAGCTGGTAAGGCGTCATCAAGCCAGCGTCTGTTTGTTCTTCCGTGTTTGTGATCCAATTGCTCATCCGGCCCTCAACATTTCAAAAGGAAGTTCGTCACCCTTCGACCAATCGACTGGCGGCTTCGTGCTCTCAGGATCAATTCTGATTTGACGCACCTTTGCCCCCGGCCAGACGGTCTTAGCCTCGTTGACCATTTCAAACGACCACAGCATCCGCACGACCTCGTCGATCGACCAGACCACCGCCGCACGATCCTCGTGCGCCACCCGCCAGGCGCCTTCCGGCCCGTCTACGACGACCAGGAGCCTGCCATCTGGTAGCCGCCCCTCAAGGCGCTTCGGGCTGATGGGTTCGCAGCCGTCAGCTTCGGCCTCCCTGTCAAGCCGCATCCACGCCGCCCGCATCCTGGTCGCCTGGATCTCCTGCTCTGCGAGGTATCCGGTTTCGCAGGCGGCGTTGAGCTTCTCGAACTGCGACCAGAACTTTCCCGCCAACTCTGGGTTGATGCCCGCCACAAGTCGGGGCAGGCGCCCGCAGCCCCATTTCACCTCCATCGCCCGAGCGGTCTCGTCGAGCGCCTCGATCGCCAGCTGGGCGGCTGTCTTGCTCATGCTGATCTCCGTCGCTTGCTCTTGACGATCTTGATTTCAGCCTGGATGCCCCTGGCCTTGGCCTTGAGGTTCCTGACCTCACCCTGCAGCCTCGAAACCTCGGTAAAATGCGGCTTCAATTCTTCCCTCTGCGCGTCAAGCCGTCTGATCGCCGACAACCTGAACCCCGCCTGCTGGCCGCCGATCTTGAAGCCCTCATCCCTGACCATCTCCTCGTGCTGGCGAGAAACCTCCCGCCAAAGATCCCACCAGGGGGCAACTTTCGCCTGTTGCCAGGTCAACTCCCTGGCCTTCTCCGCCATAGCGTCCATCACCTGACGCAGGGTAAGCTCAAGCTCCGCCAGATCATCATCGCCCGCAGCAAAAAGGCCATTGGGATTGCGCTCGCGTGCAAAACTGCGCAATTCATGGAGCGGTTTTGCGCGCTCTTTGCGCAAATCCCTATGGCTTAGGGATTTGTTTTTTTGCGCACCCCCTGTTTGCGCAAATGTGCGCAAATGCCCAAAGTGATTTGCGCACATTTCCGGGCTACCCATTTGAGGCCCCCACGATCTCCGCCCAAGCGGTTTTGTTAACCTTTACGGCCGTCGCTTCCCGCCTCCTGACCTCCACCTTTTCGATCGTCAAAACGCCCGAGCTGATCCAGGCGGCGACAGCCCTCTTGGCCTCCTCCTCCTCCATCCCGTGATCCATCAGCACCTGGCCTACCCAACGTTTGGAGCCGCCCCTGCTGCTCTCGCCGTATGGGATGCCAGTCTGCTTGCCGTCGTCGTCGATCACCCCCAGGTCGATCGCCTGCAGGATGCTGTTGATGGTGTCCTTGCTGACCTTGTGGAACGGCCCCGGAACCTCCCACCTGGTCGCGACGCCGACGTGGTCGCCGTCGGCTCCCATGACGCCATTCGCCAGGGCGACGTTTTCGAGCATGTACCAGTCCGAATGCTCCGCCGGCGGCGCCAGGTTGGCCTTGTCAGAGTAAGTGCGGAAATGCAGCCTCCGGTTCTCGACGCCGAACTTGGCAGCCTCGGCCTCCGACATCTGGTTGATCACGCGGGTATCGCGGGTGGCGTCGGTCAGCGCCTTGGCCCCGCGGCTGGTCTCAGCCGTGACCTCGCCGTCGCCGTTCTTCCTGGTATGGTGGATCAGCTCGATCGCCACGTTGCAGCGCTCGGCCAGCAGCACCCACTGGCGCATGACGGCGTTGATGGCGACGTTGTCGTTCTCGCTGACCTGGTGGCTGGCCACGAAGGGGTCCACCAGGAGCACGTCGATCCCGAGCGCAGTGATCTCCCTCTCGATCTCCCCCATGTCGGGCTCGACGATGATGGCGCCGGTCTTGGTCTCCTGCCTGGCGACGCAGAGCGGGGTGTCGCGGCCTGAGTTCAGGAACAGCCGCTCGCCGATGTCTTCGTCCGCGATCTTGTAGTGCTTGGCGATCGCTGCGAAGCGCCGGTCCAGCTCCTCGCGGGGGTCTTCGAGGCACCAAACCCAGACCTTCAGGGGCTTGGCCACGTTGACGCCCAGTAGCGGCTTGCCGGTGACCATCGCCATAGCCTCGACGAAGGTCAGGGATGACTTGCCGACGCCGCCGGGGGCGACGGTCGCAGAGACGAAGCGGCGGATCAGGTGACGGCCATAGACCCAGTCGCGAGGCGGGATCTGGTCTTCGGGCACCAGCCTGAAGGGTGATGCCTTGATGCCGCTCTTCTGCACCAGCTCATCGGGCTGCTGCTTGACCGGATGCTCCTGCTCGCGTTCGAGGTGAGCCGTGTAATCGGCCGGTGGCGTTGTCCTCGGCCTTTCAGCCTTCTGCTTCTCCCGCCACCTTGCCACGGCAGCATCCATGTCTGGCAGCCCCCGCAGCTGGCCACGTTCGAACCGTCCGAGGGTGGACCGGATCTTCCGCACCATCTCGTCAGGCCCGCGCCCCGGCCTGCTGAAATCGACGTGCGCCGAGTATTGCGGCCAGGCGGCGTCGTAGAGCTCCTGATCTGTCGGGACCGACCCGTTCTCACCGATCCACTGGATGAGAACGGCGAGGATCGTGTCCCGCATATATGCTTCTCGACCGTCCGAGATCTGCTCGGCGCCAAGGCCGAGAGCGCCGGTTGCGACCCGCTCAATCGGATCATTCTTCCGCGCCGTGTCGATTGAGTGGACCTTGGCGCTTGCAGGGTATGCCCGCATCACCTCTTCGAGGTCGTAGGCTCTCGGCTTGTACTTCAGCGGCACGAGCGACGTAAGTTCCGGCACCCTGCCTGGCTTTGTCGGCCATGCGATCGTTCCCGCGAGCCTCATCACACGGCTAGGGTTGGTGATCGCTCTATCACCCTCAAGGCTGTCAGCGATACCTCCGAACGCAGCGCGGTGCTGCTCCTGGTCGGTGATGGCCTCGCGTAAAACCCAGTATGGTTGAAGCCTGGCGTGTGGATGCGTGCCCGTGCAGACGATGAAGGACGGCGGCAGCGCCTTGGTTCTGGCAGGCGCCGCAGCCGACGACTCGGCGGTGTCGAGATCACCGGCGACAGCAGTAGTCGCGTAGTGGTCCGAGTCCGAGGCTCTGCCGAACGGTGGCAGATCAGGGTCTCGCAAGGCAACGCCGACGTAGACGTTGCACCGCTGCTGGTTCTTATCGACCGCATAGGCCGTCGCGGCCTCAATCTCGTCGGTACGATAGATCTGGCCAAGCCACCCCTTGCCGGTGTTGACCGCGATCTCGATCATGCCGTCGTCGTATTCGCCAGCGTTGCCGAACAGGTGCTTGAGGTGCTGGGCTATGTCGTCGGCATTCGGATGCAGATCCTGGGCGACTTCGGTCATGCTCACGGCACCCTCCTCACTCGCCTGCGCTTGATATGTCGGCGCATGTGTGCGACGCTTTGCGCTTGCGCAAGACTGACAGTCGCTTTTTGACAGCTGCCATTGATCGGTCGAGCTTGTAGGCAATGAAGCGCGTTGGAGCGTTTGCAGCCTTCATTTCAAGCAAACGCTGATCGTCATCCGGCTCCCATTCATTCGTCGGACTAAACATCGCCGCTGACTGCGGATTGTAGACACGGAAAATCGGAATAAAATCGCGGTCGACTTCTTCGACGATCACACGACCGCCTTCGACAAGGCGTGAAAAAGTGCCGTCGAGACGTTGGCGCATGTATTGTTCAGCGGAAATGTAGCCGCTCATGCGGTCCTCGTTGTCTGGATTGCTGAAAAAATGTCGGGCCTGAGATCCCGCGCCGTGACTGCGACCGCTTTGGCGATGGCGGTTTCGGTCCAGTGGGTCATGCTGCGCCGTCCATGATCGGGCGGTCAATCCACTCCATCGCCCACTCGCGATCGGCAGCAGACGGTGCGCTGTTCCAGACCTTCTCAAATGAGCGCCGCCACTTGATCGACCGCTCGGCGTCGTCTTGCGGATGGTGTGAAGGCGGGCTTGTCAGGCGCTGACGTGCGGAAACATTATCGCCGGCAGCAGCGCGCGTGATGATTTCGTCCTGCTGTTCCGGCTCAAGGCGAGCAAGCGCGTCAAGCTCCTCACCCTTGTCGAGGCTTGTTCCGATCACCTTGTCAAGGTTTTTGATCTTGTTCCCACGTGCTGCGTCGAGCTGCACCTTGCGCTCGGAGGTGCCGGTCTTCCTGGCGGTGTCGGCGGTGAAACGATCAATCTGATCAGATCGCAAAGTTTGCGAACTGATTTTAGACGACTTTCTATCACCCCCGTTCTTCGTCTCCGGATGCATCTCCTCATAAAGCCGCTTGCGCTCCGCTACGTGCAGTGCGCGCTCGGCAGGCGTGAGTTCGCCACGCATGAGGTTTTCATCAATCTCAGCAAGCCGGGCTTCTGTGTCTTCCGCCTCTACGATGATCGCCGGTATACTGTCCCAGTGCAGGCGTTTTGCCGCCTCAAGCCTATGAAGGCCAGCTACAAGCCAATAACCGACGCCCTTCTGTGGGCGAAGCGTAATCGGATTGATCAGCCCAACCTCGCGCATCGAAGCGCAAAGCCTTTTTACATTCTCATCATTCAGGCCGCGAAGTCTTCGGGCGTATGCAATGCCGTTGACTGCAATGTGGCGAACTTGAGGAGGGCTTGCGCCCTCCTCCTGTCCAATCGTCTTTGGTTCGCGGCTCACCATCAGATCACCGGAAAGTCCATTGTTTCATTCCAGGCGATTTCGCTCTCCCGCCGTGGAACACCACCGGCGGCGTAGAACTTCAGCGTATTGATCAGGATTGCGTTGCGCTGAACCTCGTGCATGCGGCCCATATTCTGCTGCCGCACCTTGTCGATCAGATTGATTGCCCTCTTTGCTCCGCCACGCAGCGCGCGAACGTCTGCAAGGAATGCCGCGACGGCTTTCGCATTCTTCTGGCTGAACAAGTAGAGAATGGCTGCCAGCGCGCTCTCGTGCAGCTGGCGGGCATTTTTTGCAGCCATTTTCGCCTCTGCCACGCAGTCGTCGAAGAGCGGCTGCTTGAGCTTGCGATAGGCGTCGAGAAGGTCGGTGTTGGCAAATGTTACAGACCTGTCCGTTGGGTTGTCGCTCGTCAGGATCAGCACCCAGCGCACAGCTGCTGCTGCACTGTTCGCATTGCTGATGCCGGCAATGGTGAAAGCATCATCGCCCTTGCGCTTCCGCCCGATGTCCATGACGGAGAAGCTCTCATCGGAGATGCCGAACACGCAGTAGGTTTCAAATGGCGTGCCGGCACGCACACACGCGGCCAGACGATGCTGCCCGTCGCGCAAAATGCCGGAACGCCCAAACTTTATGGTGTCGCCCGTAAGCGCCCAGCGCCCTTCGGTCATGTCGCGCGCGTATTGGGCGATGTGCGTCGTGCGCTTCGCGCGGTTGTGGGGGTTGAGATGCGTCAGGATGTGCTCTGCAAGCCGCGGCGTGATCTTCACGCGCCGGGAGTTTTCCGGCGGGTTGAGGCGCAGCGCGTTCAGCTGCTCAACCTGTTTTGTGATTGAAGAGTTCGGATCAATGAACCTCGGCCCGCTGTCGATCGTCTTGAGTGCTACTGTCATGGTGTTTCCTGCATGTGCGCCGCCATCTGACCCCTGGCGGCTTGGGGATCAGTGATGGGTCATGTGCCGGGCCTCAAGGTGCCGCGCGGCCACTCGGCGCCTTCCGGCCAGTTCTCGTAGGACAGCCAGTCTTTCGACACGCTGATTTTCTCCCTCATGCGGTCCTCTGTTGTTGTGATGGTCTTGAAACTTCGCGCGGCCAGGTCGCAGTGCTGGGCCAGTTCTCATCGAACCAGCCGATCGCGCGTTCCCAGGTGGCGGTGTTCAGGTCTTTGCCAGCGGCAATTCGATCCAATGCAAGGCCCGCATTGAAAACGATTGTAGATACGCGAGCGCGAGAGAGACCCCTGGCTGCGCAGTAGGCGTCGGCCACGGTCAGAAGTTGAGAACGAAGCAGATTCATGGCAGTGAACAATGCGGAACAATTGCCGCGTTGTCAATACTGCATCCCTGTCAATCCATTTGGACGGATCTTCCGCCTAAATCAGTACAATTCTGAGTACATTCCGCACTTGTTAATCCTATCCGCGCGGCATACTATCCGCACATGTCGGAAAATCCCCACGACAAAAGCGGACTTGAGCGCAGGATTACTGAGCGTTTGCTTGAGCTTGGATTGAGCCCGCGGGCTGCGTCTGTTCAGGCTGGCGGCGGCCCGGATCTGATTCGCAATATCATCCGAGGACGGTCGCAGGCGCCGAGAGCAGAGAGCCTCGTGCGTCTCGCCTCTGTGCTTCAGGTGTCGCTGGACTACCTGATGACCGGCACTGGCAGCATTGAAAAAATTACATCCAACAACTTTGGCGCTAAACTTAAGGTTAGTTTACTATCTTGGGTTTCAGCTGGTCGTATGGCTTTTCCAGACGTCAGCGATGAAACCATTGGCATGATAGAAGAAATCGACCTGAGCCCGGACGGCGATTGGATCGCTCTCCAGGTTGTTGGCGACAGCATGGATCGCATAAGCCCGCCTGAAAGCATCATTTTCATTGATCGGCGCGACAAAGTCCTGGTGCCTAACGCATGTTATGTGATCGCCAATGGCGACGGCGAGGCGACATACAAACGGTTCAGAACGAACCCGATGCGTTTCGAGCCCGTGAGCACCAACCCGTCTCACGAGACGATCTACCCTCAGCGCGAACCGCTGATCGTCGGCCGCGTCAAAAAATCGATTCTGAAAATGTAACAAGCCACCAGATCTAAGTTTGTTTAGCCCGGCTCCGGCCGGGTTTTTTGTTACGGAACTTATACTTAACTCATATACGGTATATGTTCCTCTTTTAGGTTGACACGGCACTTATACCGCATTAACGTCCTCCCGGTCAGTCAAGGAGGACGACATGACTATCACCGAACAGCAAACCCGCATTCTCGCCGCCATCGCTGATCGCGGCTGGATCACCAACGAGCTTTACTTCGAAGCGGCCCGCGAGCTTTGCGCGCGCGGTCAGATCAAGCTGTCAACTCGCCGCACCGCTGTTGGCGCGACCAAGTTTGTTTGGGAGGCCGCACAATGAACGCCGGCCTCGAACAGTTCCTCATTGCCTGTAATCTCATCCAAGAGGGGAGCCGCGATCTGGCGGCGTCCCACTTGAAGGCTGCTCTGCGGTCGATTGACAGATCCAAGAAGCCTGATCTGGACATCCGCGCCGACATCATACGTCTGCTTGACATGGTGCAGCGCAACGCCGCGAGGGCCGCGTGACGACTGCAAACGATTTCATGTCCCGTTTCACGGACGCACTGGCCGGTCTCACGCCGCAGCAGCGCGTCGAGAAGATCGATGCCTGGCTTCCCGCGATCCGCGACCCGCGCAAAGCGCAAAGCGCGGGCGTGAACGCCTTCGAACAGCACCTTGTGGTCGTCGAGCTGATGACGATCCGCGAAAACAACGTCGAGAGGATCACCTCATGAATGCCCGCGTCATCATTGCAGGGAACAATCGCGCGTTTCCAGCCGACGCCGCTCAAAGCTGCGCGGCATACCTCAACAAGATGTCTCGCCCGTCGCCTCCTTGCGGGCTTGAGGCTGCGGCCCGCTCTGTCGTCCTCCCAGAAGATGAGCGGGCCGCTTCTTTTTCTTACGATCTGACCGCTGGTCGGTGGATCGTGCCACCCCCTTCCCTCGCAAAGAGGGACGCTGGCGCATCGGCAGAACCGATGCAGTTTCTGGAGCCTTGTCACACACAGAGATCTCATACTCAGACCCACACTGACTTTAGGAGACCGGCTCGTGGCAGTAACCACACAGCCGGTCTCATCAGTGCGGCTGTCGAGATCGCGACTGTGGTCGGAGGCATGGCTGCTTTCTCTGCGATCGCCTTCGTGGTGCTGCTTTTGGCATGAGCGAAACGACAAAAAACGCAGCCTGCTTTTTGACGGCCTGCATAATCGTTGATCTGGAAAACACGCAATCGGAAAAGCAATGGGAAGACGCACTCGAACACGGTTTGGTTTGTTGCGCAAACGTCCTGGCTAACATTGCAGTGTATCTCGACAAAGACGACGCCGGAGACGTTTTTCTTGATGGCTTGGATGAATATTTTTTGCCGTCTGTCAACTCAGCAGTCGAGGCATTGCGTGTCGTTCGAGCGGAACTGAGAAAAACGAAACTGGATCACACGAGGTTCCATTGAGCGGACTTTTGCGTCACAAGCGGACTCATATCAGCGTCAGTCAATGTAATCTGTTTCAAGCTGATCATTGGCTGTATGTGGTCGAACAAATTCTCGGCAAACGCGGCTTATCTGGCGTTGCGGCAATTAGAGGTCAGGCTGTAGAAACGGCTGTCACGCTTGGACTTGTAAATCCGAGCGTCAGCATTTCCAAATGTAAGGATCTTGCGATTGCCGAATTTGAGCGCAGCACGGCGCTGATTTCGTCAAAATCATTGGAAAAAGAGCGAGCCGCAGTTCCTTTGATTGTGGAACAGGCGCTCAATGGCCTGCGCCCCTATGGTGTGCCGTCACATGTTCAGCAGATGGTAACATGGACGCACCCTGATCTGCCGGTCCCGTTCAAGGGATATATTGACTACATCTGGGACGAACACGGCATAATTGTCGACCTCAAAACTCAACTGGCTTTATCGAGCAAAATTAAAAGTTCACACGCTCGACAGCTGGCACTGTACGGCGCTGCAATCTCTGACAACTATGCTCTTGGCGTTGCATATTTTACGCCGAAACACGGACACATTTTGTCAGTTGAGAACGCAAAAGCGCATCTCAACAGCCTTGTGTGTATCGCCAAAACGATCGACCGCTTTCTTGATCTCAGTGATGATCCTTACGAGCTTTTGAAGCTCGTCATTCCCGACACAGAGTCATTCTATTTTGCGGATGATGAATTGCGCCAATTGGCGTTTGAACTTTCCGGCGTGTAGCCGGGAGGCAACGCTGCGGGCCTCATCGCAGCAAAAGTGAAAGCAAAGGTAAAACGCATGACATTATCTCTGGGACTTGGCGGCGGTGGAGGAACTTACATCCGTTTCAGTCCGTCGATCAATTCGTGGCAGCTTGGAAAAGACGAATTCGATTTGAAGAAGATCGTGTTTGATCTCGACACCATTAAGACGGGATGGGGTCTTGTAACCGAGGGACAGGCGCCACAGTGGATTTGGGACGAGCGCATCGGACAGATGGGTATCAAGCCAGAAGGCGATTTCAAGCGAGGTTTTTCTGTCAGGGTTTGGCTTGGCCCAGACCGTGGATGGGCTGAATGGAGTTCCACTGGTACAGGGCCAAAAGAAGGCTTTTCGCAGCTATGGTCCGTTGCGGGCAAGCAAAAGACCGAAAATGACGGCAAGGTTGTGATGTGTGCCTATACAGGATCGACGCCGCTCAAGGTTGGGAAAGGAAACACCCGCGTTCCGAACTTTGAAATCATCGGCTGGATCGACCGCCCGTCTCATGACGATATTGAGGACGAGGCACCGACTTCTGCCACATCACGCACTGCTCCACCAGCGACAGGATCTAAGGTGGTGCCGCCGCCAGCTGCGAAGAAGCAGGCCGACCTCGCCAACATGGACTTCGGCTGATGCTGATTGTTGGTGTTGATCCAGGCATATCGGGAGCCATCGCGTTTATGCGCGATGGCGACCTGGTTAACGTCGAGGATCTGCCCGTCGTAGAAGTGGCTCACGGCAAGGGCTCCAGGAAAGAGCTCTCGCCGCAGCTCCTGCATGATCGACTGCTTGATGCCGATGTCAGGATCGACGTCGCGGTGCTTGAGGATGTTAACGCCTTTGGCATGGGTCGGACGTCAGCGTTTCGATTTGGCGAAAACGTCGGAACCATCAAGGGCGTGCTAGCCGCCAGCGGTATCAGAACGGTGATGGTGACGCCACAAAAGTGGAAAAAGGCAATGGGCTTAGGCAGGGACAAAGCACTGTCGCGCGCCAGGGCGATAGAGCTTTGGCCCGACAGCTCTCATCTCTTCAAGCGGAAGATGGATCACAACCGTGCTGAGGCGGCGCTGATCGCGGAATGGGGAAGACGGAATGGTTGATTACCAGCGAGGCGACGAACTGACGGTTGATCACATCCTCGACCAGCGTCAC